ACGTCCTGCATGTTGAGGACGGCGGCGGAGAGGATGGAGAGCGGGCGGACCTGACCGCGATTCTCGAAGCGGGTCATGTAGATGCACTTCCAGGCTTCGATGACGGTGATCTGCGTGGGATCGTCGCCGTCTTTGATGCCGTAGGCGATGTGACGGCCGCGATAGATTTGCACGCCATCGAGCCAGTCGGTGCCAGCGCCGGGAGGATTGGCGAGCTGGTGGGCCTCGTAGTAGGCCATGCGGGCGCGACCGCCTGGACTCATGGTCTTGACGCAGAGAACATCGGCATCGCGGAAGATGCTGATGTTGTCCTGAATTTGACCGCCGAAGAAGTCGAACTTGCCGGCCATATCCCAGACCATCGCGGAGCCAGCGATGGACATGAAGGTCTCGAAGGCGAGTTCGTTCCATTCTTCGTCGGAGGTGGTGGGCTGCGGGGTGAGGTAGCCGAGCATGGTGGCCATGCCGTTGACGAGGCGGCGGATGAAGCCGAAGTGATTGTAGAGGAACTGAATCTTCCGAGCGACTTCTTTGCGCGTCCAACTCGTGATCTGGCGGCGGGTGTCGGTGGTGGGCCAGTAGATGTAACCGCGAGCAGGATCTTGACCAGCTGCCTGGAATCCGCCGCCGCCGAGAAGCAGGAAAGCGCCGTTCGCGGCGTGATCGCGATTCGCAGGCGCATCGGCGACGATGGTGGCGCGGGATTGTTTGGCGAGTTTGGTGCGGCGGCTCATGACTAGCAACGGGTGTATCCTTGGGAGAAATCGGTGCCGCCATTGATGCTCTGCGTGGTGCCAGCGGCTTCGTCGGCCTCGTAGCGCTGCAAGGTGACTTCTAGGAGCTGCAGAAGCATGGTGGCTGGCATCTCACGCAGCGCGGCATTGGTGCCGCCTTCGTCGCTGACACTGTTGACGTATTCATCCCCGGCGAGGACAGCGGTGGTGGCGTCGTTGTGCAGATTCATCAGCCACGCCAGCGGATCGGGCTTGGCACGGGCCTGCCGGAGAAGGGCGGTGATGATCAGGTCAGAATTGAGGGGAGCAGCCACGCGGGAGGCGCGGTGTCAATCCGTCTGAATTTCACAGGAGATAACGGAGGGAGCGGAGGCAGGCGGTTATCACAACCTGAGTTGGTTTAATTAACTGTTATGCGGCAAGAGGACGCCTTGGGCGAGTTCGCACCGGATGCGCTCGCAGGCCGTCTCGAAGTGCCGCTTGTCCTTCTCGACGCCGATGAATTTCCGCCCGGTTCGGATGCAGGCGATTGCCGTGCTGCCGCTGCCCATGTAGGGGTCGCAGACCGTCGCGCCGACTGGCACTTTGGCGCGTTCCATTACCCACGCCATCAGCGGCACTGGCTTCTGGCACGGGTGGCAGCGCGTGAGTGCTTCGCCGTTCATGGACAGGTCACGCTTGGCATACACGCCATGCCCGCCTTTCATCCACGCGATTTCAGCGTCAGACAGGAAGCTCCCGAATCCGGCATCATGCCGCTTGAGCCAGACGAGGGTTGTTCCGACCGGGAGGCGTTGCGCGTAGTGGTTCGCCCCGAACAGCACGACCGCCGGATAGTTGAGCCACGGAGACGGGTCGAACGGTTCAGCATCGCCGATGATTCCAGCACCGCCACCCGTGCCGATTCCGTTTCCACGGCGGGCGACGCTGGCAGTGTTGCCGCCACTGAAGCGCGAGTTGTCGGTGTCGAGATTCATGCCGTAGGGTGGGTCACTGATTACCGCGTCGGCCACGAGTTCCGGCAGGATGTCCAGACAGTCGGCATTGTAGAGAGTGACGCCATCGAATTGCCGCATAACCACCGGATGCAGCGAATGAGCGCCCCGCACGTAATCGGCAATTTGAATGTCTGGTGTGGCGCTCATCGCTGATCCGGGACGTTCGGCTTTAGAACATACTCGCGCTGATTTGGATAGTTCTGCGCCTCATCTTCTGGCGCATCTTCAGCGGGCGGAAGCTGTGGAGTGAGGTCGTGGGCTTTGAGGAGGGCGGGGAGGTGCTCCAGAAGCCAGAGGACGAGGTATTTGGTGGTATCGCGCCAGTCGTTGGGACCGAATTTTTGCGAGTTATGCACCCAGGTGTCGGTGCCTTGATCGTATTTTTCGGCGGTGAGTTCGGCGGCGAACTCGGCGGGGTAATCAATCGGCAGCCAGAGACGCCAGCCGGGGGCGCGGGTGAGCTTGTCATTCAATTCGTGCTGCAGCGGGTGGTCTTTGAAGTAGCGGACCATGAGCTTCCCAAGGTCGCAGATGTCCTCAATGTAGCGAAGCATGCGGCCGCGAGCGGTGTCGCGACTGCGGCTGTCGGGTGCGCCGTCTTTTTTCTTCTTGAAGACTTCGGCCTCGCCTTCGCCACGGACGGGCCAGATTTGAAGATTAAGTTCGTGGAAGGCCTGGAGGCAGAATTTATAAACGGCCTGGCCACGGTAGCGGGCGTCGAAGAATCCGGCGGTGATGTGCATGGGTGCCTCGACACCGGCGAGGTGATAGGGGCGCGGGATGATTTCGGCGCGGAGGGTGGATTCGTCATCGGTGCGGCCGAGGTCGATGAGGTAGGCTTCGCACTGGCCGGGGAGGGTGACATCGATGCGGACGGCCCAGACGCTGAATTTGAGGTGCGTTTTTTGTTTGTCGATGAAGATGAGGATCTGTGTGGGGGTGAAGGGAAGCGCGGCAGAGAACTGGCCGTGCAGGTAGGCGAGGCGGTAGCCGCCGGGGATGCCGTGGGTGGTGGTCTGCTCGATCTCGGTGCCGTCGGCGCTCTTGACCTTGCGGGTTTCGATGCGACCGGCGACGAGGGCGGCGATGGTGTCGGCATCGGTGCCGACGATGTCGGGCTCTTCGCATTCGCCTTCGTGGTTGTTGATGTAGTGGACCTTGGCGGTGTGGGAGGGCTGGATGTCGAAGGCGAGCAGGGCCATGACGCGGAGCTTTCCCCAGGTGACCTTGGGGTGGTAGCTGATGTAGTCGGAGAGCTGGTAGCTTTCCACGCCGGGGACGGGCGGGACGTATTTGCCGTTGATGCCACGGCGGCGGTGCTGGGGATCGCGAGGTATCCAGAGCGCGGCGTGGTTCATGAGGCGCTTCTCGCTTTCGTGGATGCGACCCTGACAGCGTGGGCAGACGCAGTGGGTGTTTTTTTCGACGGCGAGGAGGTCCCAGGTGCCGTCGGGATGGCGGCAGTCGGCGTCGTTTTGGAACTGCGAACGCGAGAGGACGAAGCGCTGCTCACAGCGCGGGCAGAGCATGGCCCATTCTTTTTGTGTGCCACGAATGAAGGCGCGGTCGATGGGGCCACCTGCTTTTTTGGGCTTACTGATAGCGACGAGGAGCGAGTCTGACACGTCGGTCTGACGGGAGAGGGCGCGCTCGTAGGTGGTGGTGGAGTCGGTGGCGTCGTGCTCTTCGAGTTCGTCGAGGATGAAGTAGCGGACCCACCATTCGGTGAACATGCGTGAGGAGCCGGAGGGACCCATCTTGATGAGCATGTTGGTGAGGTAGATGTTGGAGAGGCCGTTGTCGTGCTCGTCGGGTGAGAGCTGGGCGGCGGCGGTTTTGGCGAGGCTGTCGAGCAAGCGGCGCTTGGTGACATCGCGACCTTGTTTGTCTTCGGGGAAGACGATGCCGGCATTGCCGGGCCAGTTGTCGGGCATCCAGCGGAGGATGTTGAAGGCGGCTTCGGTGGCACCGGAGCGTGAGGGTTTTTTGACGACGGCTTCACGCACATCGGAGCGGAGGGGTAGCTCCTGCAACTCTTTCATCCACGGCGTTTTGTCGGGATCATACCAGCCTTCCTCAGCGGCCATCTTGGCATCGAGCCAGACTTTTTCGGCAGCCCATTGCCAGACGGGGACGGTGGGGGTTTCTTTGAAGTTGGCGGCGGCGGTGTCGGCACAGATGCGGTATTCGAGACTCTGCGTGATCTGCGCGAGCCGGGCGCGGTCGTAGTGATGGCGGAAGAGTTCGAGGTCGGCAGGGGGCGTGATGACGCGCCGCTGCGGGATGTGGAAGGTGGGGAGTTCGCTGGCGATGACCATGGCTCAGGCGGCGAGGTAGCTGGTGAGATCGTCCGCAGGAATCGCGGACTCGAAGCGGGTGGCTTTGAGCGCGGCGAAGATTTTGTCGCGATACGGCAGGACGGTCTGACGGCGGGCGAGGACATCGAGGTCGGGGGCGAGGCGCTCGACCAGGAGGAGTAGGCTGGAGGTGAAGGTTTTATTGAGGGCACCGAAGATGACGCCGAGGGCTTCGCGCTCGCGGTCGGCTTCGAGCACTTCGCCGGACTGGAGCCTCTCGCGCTGGCGGTCTTTTTGCCAGGCACGGAGTTCTTTAATGAGGGCTTTGTATTCGTTCCAGGCTTTGAAGAAGCGGACGGTGCTGCGGTCTTTTTTAGCCGAGGCCATTTCTGCGAGCCAGCCTTCGGCGAATTCGCGGAGTTGCTTTTCGCCGGAGGTCGCCTGGTCATCGAGCACGGGGAGGACGAAGTCGGGCGGGAGATCGGCACCGTCGGGCAGATGCGGCTGGGCCGAGGGTGGCGGATCGCCGGGAGAGGTGAAGCCGGGAGGCGAAGCGGATGATGGCGCAGTGGGGCCGGTCTGCTCTAAAAGGATCATCCACGGCGGAGGGCTCTTGCCCATGACACCGGCATCACGCAGGCGACGCCACCAGGCTGCCAGTTCATGCGGATGCTGAAACGGCGGCAGATCGACGGGCGACACCTCGCGACCCTTCTCAATCCAGCGCTTGAGCATTTTATCGGGGTCTTTACCCGAGATACCCAGCCGCCGAGCGAATTCATCCATGCCGACTCCGCCGTAGAATTTGATCGT